CGGCCCCTCGACCTGTGATAGATCCGCCAACACCCGCTGCAAAGTATTCACCACCATGATTGGTTTCCCACCTGCCTTTTGCTTTACTGTCTTCTCTTAAAGTAACATTTCCAAAAATTTCTTTATACTCCTTGGTAGCCATTAAGTTACGAACCTTGCTACCGAACCTTGAAGCAAGTTCAGCGTTGTGTGAAACCTGCATAATTTTTTTCTTTGGATACTTTCCGATATACCAAGCGGGGAATAAATAAGATGCAAATTCTGATTTAGTATGTCTAGGAGGCATATTGATGATGAGCCTCTTTGCATCACCATCTGCTATTTGATGAAAAGCTTCAGCAATGATCTGATGGTGCCCCTTATTCTTTGGGTCCTTCCTACAAATAAAATCTTCCCACATTGCCTCAACGAAAACTAAAAAATCATCTTGGCATAACTTGATCCACTCTAATTGTTTTTTTAGAATAATATCTTTTATTTCTTCTTCTGTAAGGTTTTCTATATTCATACCGTTTGGGACCCTAGTATATGAATGTATTATACTTTGTAAACCTCTTTGTCCAGCAAAGCCTAGTCAGGCAACGCGCACAGGGTTGCGCGAATTTTGGTTTGGTGTTCGTGGTTTGAATGAGCCTTGTAAGGTGGGGACGCGTGGCGCGTCAGCGCCACGCAATAGTTATTACTTGATTAGTATTTGTACTAGGTCTTGGAACTTAGTCAGTATCTTCTGCCTAAACTCATCAACACATCTGTTGCCTTGATTTTCTAAGATGTGTTTCTCAACCTCACTCTCCAACATTTTGTACATCAACTCATAATTAAGTTGTGTTTCTTTTTTCTCACTCACTTGTTGTTGAGTTTGGTTTCCAACTTCAGTACCTCTCACTCTGTTGGCTAGGGTTTGTGCAATGTTGATTAAGTTATTAGGCATTGTTATCTCCTATCGCTTTGTATTCACAATACTCAATGGTCTTTTGAAACTCATTGAACAGATCATTGTGATCTACCTTGAACTTATCTTTATCAAATTGCTTTCGCTTTCGATTTATTTTTTGTGAACCATAACTGTTGCCATTCTCATCTTGAACAACAATCAAGTTTTGTTTTGTTCTCTCATGAACATTCACAATGTTTTGTCTTAATGTTTCTAACTCCTTAGATACTCTGTTAGCAGTTAGCTTTAGTTTAACATAAGCTAAGACTTGTTTAACTTCGTCTTGCTTTAGTTTTTTTACAGCATTCGCCATGTGTTACCTCTTTGTTAAGTTATGTATTCTTATGAATACTCCATTCTTTTATATCTTATCAAATCTTATTACAATAGTTAATTTATCTTTTTTTTATTTAATTTTAATATTGGTTCTACTTCTGTTTTTATAAAATCTTCTCCCAATATCTCGGACAATCGTCCTGCCAACTCCTGCACCCGTGCTGTAATTTTATCTTGTTCTAACTGACCACGAGAACGAGACGAGGAACGAGACGAGGCGACATTGTCGCCTCGCTTGATTGGTTTAACCATTACCAACTACACCAATACTCAACGACTTTCTTTTCGTTGATCGCTTGTTCACAATACTTCAAGAACTTGATGTCTTGTTCCTTGTACTCTTTAACGCTTTCCTCTTGGAACTGTTGCCCCCAGAAAAATCCGTCAGTTGCAGGATAGTCCTTATAATCTTTCTCTATCTGCTCGGCTAATTCTTTAACAACATCTTCCGTGATATAGACAGGCGCATCACAATCAGAATTAAATCCTAAATGTGAGAGTGAGCCGTCATGCTCGTGGTGTGCGTTTTGTTCGTCCCACTTCTTCGCCATGAACTGCTGAAGTCTTGCGTGTTTTCTCCACACGAAAACTTTTTCTTTATCTCCGTAATCATCATCAGAGTAATATTGTTCCCAATTTACCTTTTGACCACGAAGGTGTGCGTGTTGATCTAGTCCCATAACTTTTCTCCTATTTGTTAGTTTGTTCTATCTCTTATCAACTCCCATATATTAATGCAACAATTATCTTTTAGAACCATTCTAAACTGCAAACCTAACCATTCTTCGTACCACAGCTCACCTGCCACCAGCTTCCAGCTCCCTGATGGGAAGGCATCAGTCCGTGCTGCAGATCCAGTTACTTTTCTTGGAACGAGCGAGAGACTAACCGAAAGCTGAAACGAGCGCGAGTCCCAGGATGAAGGTGAACCATCCTGTTCCTCTTGGGTAAAGAATTAGAAAGAACAAGTACGCACTAATTATTCCCGCGATCATGAGTACGAGCTGCTGGATCCGCATCTGTCACCTCAGACTCAGACCAGCTGTTACCATTAGCAATGCAGCGCGAGCCCGGGCCACCGGTCAGTGCGTATACTTTACCAGCTTCAGGTTTGTCCTGCAGCCGGTCCTGCGAGGACCAACCATCCGGTGGTCCATTCTCTTCATTGATTTGTTCCACGAGCTTCTTAAGTGTTGTCTTCATCTTTTCCTCCTTATATGTTTAATGAAATAATACCTGTGCCAAATAAGATGGCCAGGTACAGCACGGTTGTGTAAATGATAATCATAGACCTTACATAAGACCTGATGGGATATATGTCAAGAGCTATTTTAGATAAGTTTTTATTTTTTCTTCGTAGTAGCTTTGTTTTTCCTTTGGTAATGCTGATACCACTTCTTTCACCAGCTCCTGAAGGGAAGTTACCTGCTGCTGTAGCCCATCTAGTTTCTTATTATATGAACGAGCTTTGTTCTCTCCTCGAACGAGATCGAGAGCGTCAAAATCTATTGCCATGTTTCTTTTCCTTTCCAACCAAACTTTACCCATTCGGTGTCCTTTGTCAAACAGAACTTCACCAGCGTCCTGATCCCCGTGCTGTAGCTCTGGCTGCTGGGATGGGAAGGCTATTTGTTACCGAGAACGAGAACGAGATTCTTCTAGACCGAGAACGAGATCCTGAGCTGCAGGTCCCGTCACCAGGCCACGTTAACAAAGAGGTAAAATGTAACGTGGCCAGGAAACGAGAACGAGGATCACGCTGCGCGAGCTTCCAGCTCCTTCAGCAGGTGATGCTGGATGGTTGTCCAGTGATACGGGGCCGAGAACGAGAAACGAGGAACGAGATCCCGAGGATCAGTGAACACGGACACCGGTCTGTACAGTTCTATGCGTCTCTGTGAGAGGGTCTTACCCAAGTTCTCATGAAGTATAAATACAGTTCCACCCGCTTTAACATATCGGTTAATCCAAACAATTTGCCACCGATTTAGTTTAGGAAAATTTGATTTATCAGATTTAAGTTCTATCCAAAAAACTCCTTGTTTATGCACACCATGTACATCTGGAATACCATTAATTGAGCTAGATTCTATGCGCGTTAAAAAACATTGGTTAAGTCCAAGCTTTACCTTTTGCCAAAGCCTACTTTCCGGGTTTTTTCCTGACATATCTAACTTAACTTTTTTATTTCTTTGATGACTGAATTAGGAATTATAGTTGTGTTGCCAATACTTTCAATATCTTTTCCATTGTCTGAAAATGAGTAATCTCCAAAGATTCTAGTAACACCTTTTGATTGACTTAACAGGTGACCTTTGGTGATGCAGGTGGCTAAATTAGATTTCTTTAATGCATCAAAACTTGTCCAGGCACTATCCGAGACAATATCAAACCACTCTACTGATACCATTGGATATTTATCTATTTCGCTTTTAGTCTTTTTAGGAATTGCTATTTTTTTTCTCATCAACTTTTACCTCTACCACACCAACTGACGTAAGCAGCGGGTTGTGTACTTGGTTAAACAATTTTATAAACTCAGACCAACTAGCTTTCTTCAATAACGTCTGTGACTTCAGCTTCAACTGTCTTGGCATTGTATCCATCGATCTTTTCGGATAACTCCTTAAGTTTGCTTTCAAGTTCTTCACGTGACATACCCTCCAAACCACTTACTCTGACTTCTCTTTTATCAACGTAAGCACCGGCTAATTGACCAGATCTATATTCAGCATTAATAGCTGCTGCAAATTGTTCTTTGTCCTCTGATTTTTTAGATAGTCTATCTAATCTTTTGAATCTTCTGAGGTTATCACTTTCGTATTTTTTTAATTCTTGTTCAAATCTTTTATCAAAATATTTTGCAACGTGAGGACTTGTCTTTCTTGACAATAATTGTGATGCAGTCGATTTAGCACTGTTCTCATCTTTACAATTATAACCAGCTCTTTGTAAAGCTTCATGTTGTGTAATAGATCCCCAATCTTGAACTAAAATCTCTACAAACATTTTTTGTTTTGGAGTAAGATCTAAATCAGTTCTTAGCTCTTTCTTTTTTAATCCACCAGGCATGTTATCTTAATTTGTTTTTATCTCGTTGAGTAAGTTTTCTACCACCATGCATCTTAATACCAAACTTCACGTCTGTTTTTGCATCTGATCTTTTACCTGCACCTTTGATACCACTTCTCATAATTTCAATAATACTTCTGCCACCAGCTTTTCTATATTGCTTGTAGCCAAATTTAATTCCTTTTGTAAGTAATCCACCAATTAACATTTTCTTAACAACTACACCACCTTGCGCTTTACGTCCAATTCTTTCTTTCATAAATTTTCTAACAGATTGAGAAATAGCTTCTTGGTTTGCTGCTCTTTCTCTTTTTGTCATCATTGGAATCATCATACTTCTTTTGCCTGCTTTATCTGATGCATAGGCTTTACCAAATATTCTAGGTCTTGGTCCACCTTTTGGTAAACTTTTAG